GTACGTGGTCTCCTGGAAGTAAAACTCCACACTGAGGCGGGGACATCAAGCCCCGCGCCAGTATTTTAAAAACCTTTCAGTTTATAATTTCAAAGCGCAGGGTTTCCCCTGTCCTAGGACATAAATGCCCCCCATGCGGTCACCACATGGCTAATTTAACGTCGATTAAGGCGACGGGTTGTTGCTCACATAAACAACGGGCGTTCCTGTAAAAAAGAACGCATTAAAATCTTCTGCTGTTGCGCAATAAGTATGAATCTCCTGGATATCATTAGATCCCTGATACATTGATGATGTCGTAAAGAAATAATCCGTAAAATAAACTGCAGTAGTCTTATTCTTCAGCTTCGCGGGAGTGAATCGCATATTGGAATACCATGGAAATTCAGCTTCGACAGCGCCAGCATCACAGCGGTTTAGGACACAACCATCCATAGTCTCGTTAATCACACGAGAACCAGTAGCCGTAAATAACCTATTTTGGGCACCGTCCGCGCGAACAGCAGCACTAACGGCACCATTACTACTGATTGTGTCCCAGTCGTTAGAAAATGTATCCAAAACCACGGCGCGCTCATCAGCACGACGCATTATCGAAACAATGTTACCAAGAGCTCGTTGACTAGTCGAATCCATAACTACCTTCCAACGTAAACCCCCACGCCATCCAGCAAATGCAGGAGTGATATAATTCAAAAACGTGTTCATACAAAAATTCCACGTGCCAACGGGTACAGTGGTAGTATGAATAGCTCCAGTAGGATCACCCCTATAATACGGAAAAGTACACTGGTTCACTCGTAACGTTCCACTGGTAGCTGTAGTGGGACCATAAGAAGAATGATAACAATATCGCTTTAATAGAGTACGAAGCGACTCAATCGTCTCACCAGGATAAACATCAAAAAATTGCGGATCTTGTTTCTCGACCATACCAACGTCGAGATTGCAACTTTCCTGGGAAACTGGAGCATTATCTTGCTCGGAATTATTTTCCATGTCCACTTCTTCAACTTCTGGACAAGATTGAGGAAAGTATGTGAGATTTGAAATACGGGAACCAGTAGGATTCATAACACAAAAATCATCACACATTCTTGTAAAAACATTAACAGTGATATCATTATTTGCAACTGAATTAGGCGTCGTTAACTCGTTGATGACAAAAACGCCAAGTTGCCCATTACTAGCATCAAGTCCAAAACGAGACAAAGAACCGGGTACACCAAAATTTTCGGAACTACCAAGAAGGGAAACATTCTGAGTATTCAGCCAATGACGATCTTGGCCCCATGGAACCTTAATAGTAACATCACGAGTTTCTGCTAAATCAACAATCTGTGAATAGTTAATATTATCCTCATTATCACTACTCAAGTGAGACACGTCACTGGGGTCATAAACAATCTTCACTCGACCCTTATGATATTTACTACACACAAATTGGAAACGAATTTCCATAGTACCATGCCAAAAACGAAATAGTTGAGAAATAAAACAACTAGGAGTAAAATGGTGTTCATCAGTAGAACCAGTTGCTAAAACACTAAACAAAACTGGTGTCAAATTAATTGCAAATAAACCTTTGTCAACTGTATCTGAAATCCGCCATTTAAAACTAGTCAAATAACTTTCACGCATCGCAATTGCCTTAATAACCATATCATCAGATCCATCAAGTCCTGCAACACGACTATCAACAGTGGTCTCTTGCTTAATGTCAAGAGCCAACTTAGTAGAATTATCAACTACATTTGTATTGGCCAAATTACCGATATATTGATTCTTAAAGAAGGTGGTACCCTCTATTTGAACTGGGCGAGAATAGCCAAAAAGTCTAGCAATATTTGAAGCACCAGTAGCAGCAATTTGAGTAGCTTTCGCGTAAGGTCCGATAACAGGAGCCGTCTCAAGCATTCCCGCAATCTTCGCAAAGGTAGACAGAGGCCTCGAAAGAACACCCGCACTCTTGTCATACTCATCCTGCGGCGGCGTCTTTTTATTGTGGGTAGACGTAGACCCACTTTTCTTCTTTTTTGAAGAACTGTCTCCTTTTCCGGATTGAGACTCATATTCGGGTAAAGACTGTGGGACAAGTGCGCTCGCGTCATGAGCAGTAGGAACACCAAATTCAACATCAGTGGCCCAAGCATACACTTGTATTGTAATAGTATCAGTGGCGTCATTCGCATGCTTAAGGGGATTAATTGTATGCATAATAATACTCCCCATATCACGCCATTCGGCAGCTGGAATTTGAAGATAATTCTTAAAATAGAAGAAAGGTAACACCAACTCACCACCTGAATTAGTAGTAGGATCAAGATAAACATGTGGTCGTTGACTCGCCTCCACAACATCCTGAATAAAAAATGCACGGTCAACAGTCATATCGTCAATCGAATTCGTCCCCTGAAAAGGGATATAAGACGCAATAATACGACCATAGTGAAACGCATTTCCATTTATCTTAAAAGATACATGCATCCTACACCTCAATAAATTGTAATTGTTGATTCTATTGATATTTCGCTTATTCTCCCAAAATAGCGACCAAGGATCAAAAGCTTCAAAAACAGTTGAGCCAACAGCCCAATTCAAAGTAAAAATACGAATGGGTCGTGAGAAAAAATCCTCAAGCCCCTCATTTTCCCCTGAAATAGTAGACATTGTGGCATCGGGAGATGTTGGAACTTCATACGACCATGAAGGGTTACCATCCATAAAAGTGGTAACTTGTTCCGTATCCTCATGGTCTTTCTTGTCATTTATATTTATATTTAATTTAGAAGTAAGTATATAATACGTATGACATGTAGCACACTCAAACTACATACAACGTGCACAATTTTGCTGCGAGCTAACAGCCCCCCTAAATAGGGGTTGAACACGAGGGCTCAGCTCAATATGTATAAAGCCTATACAACAAACGTGGAATATGCAAAACCACAACATGTGTACGGTAACCATATATACACAGCCTATGTTTCTTTTACGCACCATGCGAAGGTATCATAGGCAGTACCATTAACCCAATATTTAAAGACGCCAAGAACAATCAAGTTCCGGCGTCTCATGTTGTTCACCCAAATATTTGTTGCGCCATCGCACAACCCAATGTTCGAATGAACAATCCAGATTGTTGCAAAAGACATCTAACTTCGTCTCCCTAGCAACTAATCTAATTTGTCCAAGCCGTTTTTCATAGACATCACGGCCATGATAAAACCAATCCTGTATGGCGTTATCAATATTTTGGACGGCTTGTTCCTTTGGGGAGAGGGCACTAGATTTCAACACACAATGTAGAGCTTTAAAAATAGACTCCTCATCAAGTGCACCAACCCAGTGCCCTAATTCCTCCATGTAAACATTTTTCCTCTTCAACAAATCAGCATCCTCATCGCTCATAAATGGAATTGCTTCAGAACTCTTATCTGGCATAGTAAACTTCATACCAACCGAATCCAAAAATTTAGCAAACTTAATATGATCAAATTGCGGTGTAATGGAATCATGAACGGAACTCTTAGCATCATCGCCATAAGTAATCAGAGAAACCACACTCCTAAACGAAGGTGCAGATGAGTCAAGAAGAGTAAAATACCCAGAACGAAAAAGCAAAGAATTAACAATGGAATTGATGTAAACTGTAAGATTCTGTCCCGAAGGATTTGAACCTAACAATTCTACCAGATCACCATTGTAAGCCACAACGGGATAACAAACATCCGTAGCCATATGACCCATAATCATCAAACAAACATCAGAGTAGCCAACTTCCTTTGCCAGTCGTATCATAACGCTAAAAGCCGCAAACATCAACTGAGGCGACATAGTGAGATCATACTTACTATAATCACCAGCAAGAATATTATCACCACCAAAACGTCTAATATGTCTGGTCAACTGATCCCACTCAGGACCAACAGCATTGATACCAACGGCGCATTCAGAAACTAAAGGATTACAACTCATGAACCGGGCAATCGGTAAATAGTATTTCCTAATAAGCAACTGAAGCGCTATAGGGGAGGCTTGAAAAACACGGACCTTATCCTTATCTAGCCTGGTAGGTTCGTCTTTTAAACACCCTTTAAAAACAGGGTATGTTCGCACCCCCCGCATATAACACCTCTCCATCTCTACAGATTCTTTCCAAAACATTTCATTAATACCACGAGGACAATCATGCGAAGGATAATCCGAAGGATTCAAGTCAAACATATATTCTGATTTAGGTCCATTCAATGGGTAACCAACCGAAGTATAAGGAGCAATTGCATTAACGAACTTTCGCCCATCAATCCCGCTAATATTTTCCAAACGGGAGAGTGGGCGCAACTCATCCTTCCACCAACTCTGAGTATTTAAAAGATCGATCAAAGGCTGCTGATAATCTTCAACTGCACGACATAGAATACGACCTTCAACACCAATAGTTGTCTGACCACTCTTATTCATACTTTCGCGCCATGGATGCCAAGACTGGCGCCCATTAGGCCCATGAAACTTAGGCGGACCATGTTTCCGTGGAACGCCAGTATGTTTCTCGACACACTCGGAAATGACTGTTGGTTGCACTGTGGACTTCGCAGTGGATCGACCAATGCAAGAACCATATACTTGCACAGTTGATCCCCGCTCCAAAAAGTTTACTGGACTCTTTGGGTGAACTTCTGTTGAGACAAAAAACTGTTTATCGTACAAACTTTGCTTCATCGTCCCAGCAGAAGCAGCTGGGCAATAACCTGGTAGTCCCATAAAATATTCCTCAGCTAAGCGAAACGCTTGACGCGTAACACTTGAAGAACGTCCATCAGGAAAGCCAGTAATACCAGCAGTGTGAATTCCAAGTATAATATTACTCTTAGAAAAACCAAGCAAAGCTGCTCCACATAAACCGTAAAATGTTGGATAATCTAACCGATAATCATAATTCATACCATTGGAAGCAATCTTTACACGAGTGTTCTTAAATTCACCATCATCGAGTTTACGAACCAGCATACCAGGCATAGAACGAACAATTCCTTCTGCCAAATACTTAGTAAGATCCTTAAATGATGGTGAATTTGGAACCCACACAACGCGTACGTCTACTCCAGGTATAGAGTAAGAATAAGTACGCGACAGACGAGCTTTCCAAGCCCCTCTCGTAAACTCATCACCATAACGAACAAACGTACCAATCAACTCTTCCTTAACCCTCTTCCCAGGAATAGCATCCAACATATGTCCCGGAATAAGAGCCAAATTAGATTTAATAAAAAGTGCATTCATTTCCGAACCACCTTCAGTTCGTACGTGACAAATGTTCGATTC